TCAGTATCTGAGAAAGCGTAGGCCATGCACAAGATCTCGGTTGTTGGGTCTTGTGCGTATCGCCACGAACCACTGGCTGTTAGGTCGCAATACGACCTTGTTTCGAAGTCGATATATAGCATGAGTGCGCCCTAGCTCAACAAATCTGAGTTATCTGTTGCGTCCTCTTGCTTGCCAAACGCGTCCATAAGTCTATCGACTTGCTCGGACGTTGTGCTGCCCTCGCCCAACGGTTCTCCGTCACGAGTTTTTTGCAAAGCGGATAGATAAAACTTAACGCCCTTGTTGCCCATGTGGTCATAAGTCCCGCCGTTAACTAACGCGCGACCGTAACAACCACCGTAAATTTCCTCACGGCCTTGGTCGGCAGTCATGGGCTCGCCATTAGCGGCTCTTAAAACGGGAGCTGATCGTTTAGTATCAATGGTGATAAAAATAGTGTCATGGTACCCGGGTTTAACATTACCCTCTTTATCCAATTTGTCGTTCCCATCTTTAAAGGGGGTTCGGATTTTCTTAACTAGCTGCGGTGTAGCATCCGGCCACTGTTCTTTTATTAGCTCTTTAACGATGTTGTCTAATGCGGACAAGTCGGTGTCTTTAGAAAACAACAAGTCTACACACCATTTCTCAACAACACGCCCATCAATTTGAGTGACTAACTGATCGACCACATAGGGGTACGAAAGTCTAGCCTCTGGGGTGATAACATTATTTCTATAACTTTGTTTTGCCATTTAAATCTCCTTAATCTACTACGCTTGTTAACTCGTTGCCTAAATTGTAAGGCTCTCTTTTATCGGTGTCCGAAACCAACACTGGTTTCTTTTCTGGCACCATTACATATTGTTGCACAACCTCCTTGTCATCGACTAACTTTTCCATCTGGGCCGGAGACTTGAGTTTAATATCGAATATGTCGAGGCCATATTTGCTCTGTAATTCTTCTGCAACTTTACTCTCATTAATCCATTTTCGGGTGGCTCGGCCACCTAATACTAATTTATGTCTCGGAATCTCACAACCTTCTAAAGCTAGATTATAACCATAGGCTTCAACCGCTGTCAACCACTTCTTTATAGCACTGGCATTTTCTAGTACCTTGCTAATTGTTTCCATACTCAACTGCTCGACCTCCGGCAACGACGTAACATCACCTTCAATATCAGTTTTAGTCGTGACGTTGCTAATGCGTTTAAGCTCGGGACACACACCTTTCACTTTACAAAACTGGCACCATGGGCCTTGGTTGTATTCTGGGTCTTCCTTTACTTTCTCGTACCTTCCTTCGAGAAACGCTTGGAACGCAACCAGCGATCGAGCCGGCACTTCAACTTTACGAATTGGGTCTTTCTCCATCCGCGGTTGCACAATAGCTACATAAAACTTTTTACCGCACATGATGTCAAGCCCCTCAAGCTCTATTGCGCCCAACAAATAGTAAAGCAATTGGGGGTTGTTCTCTGGCTGCACACTAATGCCTTGGCCGTATTTAAAATCGATAACCGTTAGGGTTGTCTTGGACGAAACAATAGCATCTGCCGTGCCAAAAAAGTGACCACCGTCTATGGAGTCGAGTCGGATACGTTGCTCTACATATAGCTTACTGGTTTTCTTAACGTGTCGCAGGACGTAGTTCACGTACATCATAATGGCGTCGATCATCTCGTCGGGCAAGGTACCGACCGACTTCAGTGGTAACACGTCTTTTAAAATCTCGGCGGCTATATTATGCGCCGTGGTTCCTTCGTTAGCATAATCACTTGACTCCTCAAATGTTTTAGCTTGTGAAGCCAAGCATGGCTGCGCCGTACAGTTAGTCCAAATGTGTGCGGCTGATGCGCCGAATAGTGAATGTGCGCTCATAGTACTTGCGTCCCTGCTCTAAACGAATTTGCCATGCGCTTAACCAGATCATCTAATGCTCGGTTCTTTGGGTCAAGTATCTCGTCAATGTATGATAGCCCCCAGTTTTCTACAACCGATAAGTCCAATAAATTGTGGTGTATATGCACTCTGGCACCCGGGAGCTTGCTTCCGTCTTTGGCTACAAAATACCCATACGTTGCGTCGAAACTATAACAGCTTGGGAAAGCGTGTTTACTACCCACCCCCAAGCGTTTAACGAGTCGAGGTGCGTATTGAGCAGCCATGTCTAGGTTCTTTTCTAGCTTAACAATCTTACTAAGTTTTTCTGTTCTGTGGTCAATTACTTCCATCACGCACTCCTTTTAAAATGTGACAAATAACATCTACTGTCCAACCGTTACCCAGCATTTCAAGTCTCTTATTATCACTCACCCCACTTGTATAGTTATCGGGTACCTGTTGACATCTTTCAGCCTCTATCGGATGCATGCGTCTATAAATATCATTTTCATAATCTAAAACAATATTTGATTTATTAGCGGGACTTGATTTGGGTAAGGTACCTACCTTTTTTTCTTTGAAGTAAGCTCTATCTCCTTGAGACCCATAACCTTTGCCACTCAAATCCCACTGAACGTAATTTTTTGTCGCCTTTTTTGTTTTGGTTATTCTTTCATCCGTAAATACCTTATACGTGTCATCATAGATAATATCTCCAAGCACAATACCCTTGTCCTCTGGTTGGCCAGCAACAGGCAAGTTAGTCCAGTAATATCGTTGACGATTTTGCGCACTAACTAGCGCACTGTTAATTAAGATAGGCGCAACCCCCACTAAATCTGTAATAACATCAAGATACTCTTTCTTCATGCGTACATTTTCGAGCAAAAAGTATTTTGGTTTACACTCTTCTAATAGCCTAATAAACTCAAAAAACAATACCGATCTAGGGTCATCAAATGCCAGCTGTTTTCCCGCAAAACTAAACCCTTGACAAGGCGAACCTGCCAGAAGTAAATCAATATTTGGTAAATCTTCACCCTTTACGTTTTTAACATCGCCCAACTGGATAGTGTTTGGATAGTTTTTCTGAGCAATCTTAATGGCGTATTTGTCAATCTCGCTGGCATAATAATTTTCTACTTTTATGCCTAGGCGGTCTAGCGCAATTTGGCCACAACTCATACCGTCAAACAAACTCAACACATTCATTTTAAAACCTCCTTAATCTTTCTCTTTTTAAAAAACATAGACCTCATTATAACATGGTCGATGCTATCCTTAACAACCAATACTTGCGCCGTTACTTTATTTTCTTGGCCAATCCGGTGGCACCGGTCAACTGCTTGGTCCATCTCTCCGGGCACCCAGCTGTTCTCTACAAATACCACGTGACTGGCTGCGGTTAGGGTAAGCCCAGTGCCGGCAGCTTGTATCTGGCCGATAAATACTTTAGTGTCTGCGTCTTTTTGAAAGCGGTCAACGTAGCGTTGGCGATCTGTTGACGCTGTACCGCCATAGACTAGCACTGCTCCGTCGTCTTTAAACGCTTCGTACAACCCTTCACATACTACTTTGTGGTACGCAAACACCACAACCTTTTCAACGCCGCTCGCCATCACATCTTTAATGTAGCCGATGCTCTGTGGCAGCTTAGCTTCTCCAAGCTCTCGCCGAATAGTAGCCATCTCGCCGATAAGGTTAGCATCTGGCTTTTCTAAAATCTTGGCCACATCAAACAGCCCTTCTTGCTTGACTATATTTTTGGTATCCTTGGTTTGCTCCATAGGAATAATCTGCATCGTCTTGCTTGGTAAGTCGGTAAGTACATCTTTCTTTAACCGCCGTAGCATCACGGTGCGTTTGAGTCTGTAGTTCAATTCGTCGGTACAACTGGCTCCCTTAACATCAAAACCAAACGGGCCCTCTTTACCGTTACAAAACTTATACCCGTATTTTTTATAATTGTCGTATGGCTCAACCGTTTCTCGTTTTAAAAATCTTAAAATACTATAAAGCTCTATCGGCCGATTAAGCATAGGGGTACCCGTAAGCATCAGCCGCCGGTCGGCTCTAGCCCCTAGTAGAAACGACGCCTTGGCTCGTTTAGACGTGGGGTTCTTAAGATAATGCGCTTCATCATAGATCACCATATCGGGCGACCATGCCCGCAATTGCTCATAGATATAGCGTTTGGATACCAGATCGTAGTTAGCAATCACCACATTGTTCGTGGCTACGATTGCCGACTTACCGTTGGCCACTACTTGGGTGAGTAAGTTATCCGACCATTGGTCGAATTGCTCTTGCCACATATACTTTAGTGAGGCCGGACACAATACTAAAATGCGTCGGACGTCGATGTATCGCAAGGCCTCAATGGTTTGTACGGTTTTACCTAGGCCCTGCTCGTCCGCCAGCAATAAGTTTTTATTGGCCACAATCGTTTGGATGCCTTCCTTCTGGTAGTCGTATAAGAAATCTGGTAAGGTGAGTCGAGCTGGTGGCTGTAAAAGTTTATCTCTAAACATCTCGGTACCAATGCCTGAAAGCTCTGCGGCTCTCATGGCCAATGCCCAGTCTTTAGTTTTCCAAGCCGTGTTGCCAGCGGACCACTTCATCCGACACTGTTTTGGTATGTCCTTCTCTTCTCGACTGCATTTATAATAATACTCTTGCGTTAAGGGGTCATAGGTTAAAGTTGGTTTAATCATTATCGAACCCACCCTCTCATCCAGCCATTTTCTTCCAATGCTTCTGCCCAAACTGTAGGCATACCCTGTGCCCAGTGCTCTAGTACACTTACTATATCCTCGACTAACTCTTTGCCGACGTACCTACAGGCGTACACGTCATTTTTCATAGCTTCAAACGCTACCGACGGATTGTTTTTTAATTCCTCACTCGCAAACAGCAACGCATTCCCATCCTGCCTCACCGCTGCCAGTACAACTTCTTTATCATCAAGTAATTCCCTACTCGCATACGCTAACGCCATCCCATCCCGTTTCACCGCTTCCAGCACCACCTCTTTATCACCCTTCAATGTCTCACTCGCATACGCTAACGCCCGCCCATCCTGTTTCACCGCTTCCAGCATAAACTCTTTATCAGCCTGCAATTCCTCGCTTGCCTCACTGATACTGTCTGAGGCGCGTTTCATTGCCAGTAGCATTACCTCTGGGTCTGACAAAAACTTCGGGTCTACATCTGATTCGTGTAAAAATTCTGGTTTAAAAATCTTGCAGGTTTGTAAAAGTTCTATTAGTTTTGTTTTTGTTAGCATTTTTTATCCTCCGACACTTGTTTCAATAACGCAATGGACACATCCCCAAATCCCATCTGAGTAGCTTCATCTATTTGCCGAATACGCTCTTGGCACACATGGATGATCTTCTCATAATCCAGTCGTCGCTCACCCGGTTTGTTGCGTAGCACACGTTTAACAATATCAGCGTCCCACGGATTTAAATTGTACTCAAGCCAAATATCCCATGGCTGTATTTTGTACTTGGAATAGTCCGACGCACCAATGTTATGCGATCTTATATCGTCACTCATCTTACAACGCTCCCAATGTTTCAAAGAATAAAAACAAAATAAATGTGAAGACGTAATACCACACCACTAACGCAACCGCAGCCAGTAAAAGACGTACTAAAACGTTGTAGCATACTCCGCCTAAGGTTCGATCGTTTTCGTCTAAATCCGGGCCGGCAATAACAAACCCCACGGCCCCCATCAACGAACCCCAATACACTATACTAAATACCCCCACTTGCCAATAAGTTATCATATCAATCATTTTTTAACTCCTGTTCCATACACTTAGCCCACCCTTGCACCATGTCAATTTGCATTTCCTCACTAACCCACCCCAACGCGCTCGCATTCTGTCGAACCGCTGCTAAGATGAACTCACGATCATTTTTTAATTCATAACTCGCAAACTGCAACGCACTCCCATCCTGCTTCACCGCTTCCAGTACCACCTCCCGATCCCCACGCAACTCATCACTCAAAGTAACCAACGCATACCCGTTCGCTCGCACCGCTTCCAGTACCATCTCACGATCATGCTCCAATATCCTAATCAAATTAATAAACGTATCCCCCCGCTTCACCGCTTCCAGTAGCTTCTCACGATAACGCTTCAATGTCTCACTCGCATTTGCCCAACACTCTGCCTTTGTACTAGTCTTATCAATCATTTTTTACCTCTTTAATTCCTAACCAATCTTGAATAATGTTACGTTGTATTTGCCTACTTGCATAGTTAACTGCGGTCCAAGACTTACTCAAAGCTGCCCTAACCACATCTATATCATTCTTCAATTCCTCACTCGCATATTTCAACGCACGCCCATTCCTCAACAAATTCCCATTGTAACCAACCGCTGCCAGCACCACCTCTTTGTCATTGCGTAATTCCTCACTCGCAAACTCCAACGCAAAGCTATTCTCCCTCACCGCTTCCATTACAACTTCTTTATCACCACGCAACTCATAACTCGCATCCTGCAACGCGCCCCCCCATTGCTTCACCGCTGCCAGCACCACTTCACGATCCCCCCTCAGTTCTTCACTAGCATACTCCAACGCATACCCATCTTGCTTCACCGCTTCCAACACTTCTTCCTTTGTACTAGTTTCATCAATCATTTTTTACCTCCAACTTTCACAAACCCATTATCACTGCGTTTATACTGCAACTTTAACAACGCACGCTCCAGACGCTTTTGTTCCTTAATGCTTAGGTGTATTATATCTCGACCTAAACCGTCCCAAACATCACTCAACTGGAAACCGTCTCTCACGCCTTTATTTAACCACTCTTGGATCACTCTTTCAAGCTCGTCCACTTCAATGCGGCTAGTTTGAGCTTTCTTGGCCTGCTCAATCGCTTCTGCCGATTGCAACACCAACCCATTCTTTAACCCAGCGTACCGCTTTTTGTAAACGACCAAGGCCTCGGCATACAACTGTGGTAAGTCGTTGGTAAGCGTTGGCACGTCAATATCGTACACCTCCACTGGCCATATCCGGCGGTTACCCGTAACGCTATTCAAAAATTGGTTCTCGTTTGTTGTGCCCATAAACACACACTGGCGTGGTACGTCCTCGGTCAACTTCGCATACGCCAGTCGTGCTCGGTCAACCTCCCGAGATATAAACGCCTTAACACTCGCCACCGTATTGGACCGGCTCATAAAGGCATTAAGCTCTGAGTCCTCCACGATCAGCTTACCTTTAATCTGCTGGATGGCGTCGCCGGTCTTGTTAATGTCGCCCAACGAATCCGTGAACCAACTATTAAACACCGACAAGGCCTTAATTGCTGTGGACTTGCCTTGCTCCTCTGGGCCCACCAACACCACCATGTGATCATACTTGCAGCCCGGCTCATAAATCCGTTTCACAATCGCACACATCAATACCTCGCCAACCTCACGGTTAAACGCTGTGTCTTCGGCATTGCAATATTTTGGGAACAAACTGCGTACCCGCTCGACACCATCCCACTCAGGCAACTCACTAAACCATTTTTTAACTGGGTGAAAACTCTGTTCAAAGCCAACAGTCCGAGCCGCTTGGTATATCTGGTTAACCAACGGGTCAAACTCCATGTCATTAAACAACGTTTTGATCGACAACAAATCGTCGTCCGTCACCGCAATGCCATTGGGCATACAATCCGCTTTATCAAATGCGTGCCAACTACATGGGGCCAACCACACAGTCTCACGGCTCCACTCATTGTAGCCCAACTTGCCCTTAAACTCTTTCATGTTTTTTAAAAATATGGCGCAATTTCGGACACAAAAATTCTGAGAACTCACGGTGCCATGTTTGGTTTTGTGTAGCTTATCATGCCACGGGCATACCTCAGCAAACTGAGCGTCCGCTTGCTCTTGGGGAAGCACGTCATTAAGCCCTTGGCCGGGAGAACAGCCAGAATCTATAGGGCCTAGGGCTTTCAGTGCTTCCTCAACAGCATGGGAGCCGATCTTATTTTGCCGAGTGCTCAATGCGCTCACAAGCGTTGTAGCCATCTCTCTAGTCGACAATGGCGGCACAAAACAATCCGAATCCGCTACAATACCGAGTACCACTTCGGGCGACAACCCTAGATCGTAGCCCCGACACGCCATTTTATACAACGCATTGTTGCGCTCGCCCTCACCAATCACACCCAACTGTTTAACGTAGCCTGTCAATAGCAACTTATCCATTTTATTGTCAGTAAAATAGCCAGTGCCACCACACGACTCGGCCTCTTTTTGCTCTAATAAAAGGTGTAGCCCCTCCGGTATCTCGACAATATTTGAGAATTTATTTGGCGCACGTCCGTCTAGTCTGTACGTGCCGGAGTCTGTTTCGCTGTTGGGTATCAATACTTGGTGGCCGTCTCTTAGAAAGTCCAACCCTTCGTAAGCTGCCAAGTTTTTTTTGTAGCTCACGCCGCTCTGGAAGATTTTGTAGTACAAATGTAAGCCACCAGTAGGCGTCCGCACCATGACGCCAGCGTTTGTTAAAAAATCAAACCCAAGATCGTCAGCTAACCGTTGTAGGCCAACCATTCCATTAATCTCTGGGCGCACGTCCACGTCTATAACGATATAAGGCTCACGAATCACCCAACCTGCTGAGCTCGTTGTGTAATAGTCGGCGTCAAAGGCCTCTGGAAGCTCTAACTGCGTCCAATTTTTAACCATGGGTACCTTGCCCTTCAGCGGCATGGTTATAAGTCCATTGTCATAAAAAGTTTTAGCAGTTTTTAATAGTGCCGCACTCGGCTTTAATCGGGTCATTGGCTGTTCTCCTGATTTTATATTGATAAAGTAATTTAACTATAAACGACTTAGTCTTTCTTGTAAAGCGTTTTATAATAGTCAAATAATAAAGGTTTTGCAGGCTTGTTTTTTTTAGTGTATAGTTTTTCCTGCTCTTCCTGAGCTCTTATGTTCATAACATTATTAGCTTCAACGCGTCCGGGGTTGTTGTCCGCAGTCGCATTTGATTGGTACCGCAGCCAATACGCATTGTGTTCTCGCATAAACGACGATAGGGAATTAAACATTATAATTTACATTATATCACAACACCGGCTACCACTACTCGACACGCTAGAAACCATCCATATCGGCGGGATAGGGTTTGAATTGCTTTGCGACACCGTTCTCTCAACAATGCCTTTATAATCGTGTATGATTTGCCAAACCCAGTCGCTTTCTTCCGGCAAAAGATTTTCGTTGTTAATAAACAGACTTTCAATTCGTTCGGACGCGCTAATCTCGCATGGGGTTCTGTCAAGCCATGCATGCCAGCGATATTTGGCATGATTAAGCAGTTCGATCAAAATATTTTGGTTTAAGATTAATTCTTTTTTTAAACGCAAGATTTTGATGTAGTCAACTTTAATTTCTTTAATGGCCCTACAAACATCTCGTCTTAAATGCTCGGGGACGTAAACAAGCCGATTGTTTACATATACCGGAACATCTGGGATGCGCTGAGGCACGACCGATATTGTGCTTGATGACGCTTGTGATCGTGGCGTTGGTGGCGGTGACACCTTAGGGGAAGCCGGTGGTGTGGGGACATTAAGACTGTTTATCATGAACCGGTACGCCTAAAAGCCATAATAACCGCCTCTCACTTATCAACTTTGTCGGTAACGGAATTTCAAGCGGGTGTGGGGCAGCAACTTCTTTGTATTGAATTTCTGGAATGGAATCTAGAAAGCTCACCCTTGCGTTTTTATCATACGTAAACGGGAATTTGGGCGGATTATACCGTGGCTTTGGCTTCGGTTTCTCTTGCGCTTCCCGTTTGTACTGCTCTCTCATGCTTGTGTATTTACCAATTCCCGGCTTTATATTATTTGCTCCCATTGTTTTGCTCCAATTTCATTATCATATCGCCCATTAAATCTCTAATAATTATCATGAATTCCTGCTGATAGCAAGTCGCACTTGCTATTTTTTTTGACAGAATCGTGTCAATCTCTGTGTCAGCTTCATAAACTTGGGCCACTACCATAGCCATGAAAGTTGACAACGCCCATGTGACCGTCACGCCTTTGTCCTTACAATACGCCTTAAATAGTCGTGCTATTGTTTCTTCCGTTCTAAATGTAACCATGTGTTGTTTGTTCATTGTTTTGTCTCCTTATAGTCTTGCTTTTTGAAAATGATAGGAAAAATATCGCGCAATAAATTTTCGGGGAAATAAGTAGCCATACCGGCCAAGAATCTCTTGATTGAATTCTTTGGCCTGCTGCTCGCTTACATTAGATGGCAAGCTTTCGCTTGCGTCTAAAATTAAAAACTGGTCAAAAAGACTGTCCGGGTAATTGTAATGTGTTGGTCTTGTAAAACTCGTAAAATCCGTTTGGACACCGATAGACTGTGTTGTGGCCTGATCGAAATCGGTTTGTGTCGATTGGTCTCTGGTCGCTTTAACCCGCTTAACCTCAATAGAGACCTTTGGTGGGGCCATATCTACACCATGCACAGCCAAATCCAAGGGACTGACTATGTACGGGCCGTGTATGCTGTCTAAGTGATGGCATTCAATCGCAAGCATTGGCATTGTTTGCGTTTGAGTTTGCGATTCGATTTTCGCTTGTTTTTTCGTGAAGATTCCTGAAATCATTGTTTTACCTCCGTGTTATTACTTTTTGCCATGTCGCCCTTGATCTCAACGGTTAAACGCCCACCTGGCCTTGCATTTTTCACTAAAATAGTACCAGATTCAATGGACTTGTCAATCTGTGCCTTTCCCTCAGAAACATTGTGGCCGTACTGTACTAAAAAATCGCACACCAAGTCAACAGACCGTACACCTGTACACCATTTGAACGGTAACACTGCCGGGCCCTTGTGTATCTGTACCGCTACTAGATCAAGCCCAATAAATAAATAAGCTGCCCGAGTTGTGTGTATCTCTAACGCATTGGGTACTACTTTGGCCCTGGATGCTCCAGGGCTTTTGAGTTTCGGTATGCGTATGGTGATCTGTTTATTCGTCATGGTTTTGCGTATCTGTGGTACGGGTCTCGGTCTTGTGGGTAATCCTTAACCACCCATGAATTGATAAACCGGCCATGTTGCCTCAATTCCACAAAATACACGTCACACGGTTTGCCCATTCCCTTGCTTGTTCGTACCTTGTTAAACTCAACGGCTAAATACTCATAGTTTTTAAATTTTTCAGTTTTTAAAATCTCATTTTCAAAATACCGTTTGCGCCGTTCAGCTGGGGTGAGTGACGCGCCAATGCGCAAGCCATAATAGATTGCGTATAGGTGTTGGAGGCAATGAAACTCATGGCCGTCGAATTTATCCACCAAGTCTTTTATAGTTAACTCAGTACCCTGAATATCCGTTTCAAAATCCCAGCAGTGACTAAAGGCCTCGGCAAACAAATCCTCTAGGGCCGCTTGCGCGGCCTTGGATACGTTTGAATTTTCAATTGCTTTTTGTGTAGCGCTTTTTTTCTTTATCATTTGCTTAATTCCTTTCTTAACTCATCACTTGCATACATCAACGCATACTCATCTTGTTTAATTGCTTCCCGCACTATCTCACGATCAGCCCGCAATACATCACTAGCATAATACAATGCCCGCCCGTCCTGTTTTATTGCTTCCATAACAACATCCCGATCAGCTTTCAATACATCACTAGCGTAATACAACGCCAAGCCATTCTGCTTTACTGCTTCCAGTACAAATTCACGATCAGCCCGCAATTTCTCAGACGCATAGTACAACGCATACCCATACTGCTTTATTGCTTCCAGCACTACATCCCGATTATTCCGCAATTCCTCACTTGCATAACACAACACATACCCCTTTTGCTTTACTACTGCCAATACTTCACTTTTTGTGCTATTTTCATTTATCATTTTGTTTTATCCTTTTTAATTAATTTAAATAATAAGCCGCGGCAACTATCTCAGGATCGGCCTGTAATTCATCACTAGCATAATTAAAAGCATATGGATTTTCATTCACCGCTGCCAACACCACATCTCGATCACCCTTCAATTCCTCGCTGGCATACTGCAACCAAAGGCCGTTACGCTTCACCGCTGCCAACACCACATCTCGATCACCCTTCAATTCATCACTCGCATACCACAACGCACGCCCAGCCTGTTTCACCGCTGCCATGACTATATCACGATCACCCTTCAATTCCTCACTCGCATACCGCAACGCCCAACCAGCCTGTTTCACTGCTTCTATGACAACATCACGATCACCCTTCAATTCCTCACTCGCATGCTCCAACGCATACCCCTTATGCTTCACCGCTTCTAAAACTTCATCCTTTGTGCTTTTTTCGTTTATCATTTTTGTTGACTCCCTATTTACCGAATGCGTACCGGCATAACAACGGCTGTCTCGGTATCGCTTAACATAAACCTTACTGCTTGCTGGCCGTTAAATTCATTTGTTGTGCATACCTTGACAGCTTGCCGGCCATTAAAGGCTTGTTCAATCATTTTTTTGTTAAACCGGCACTTCTGGCCGAACAATTCCAGATCAAAAAATTGATTGTCTTCAACGGAAGTTTTAGTTAGTAACCCCCCAGCCACTACGGTACATTTTGATAGATCAAACGTATCCGTTAGCGGGTACTCATCTTCAATAAGCATTTTTAACATGTGATCAACCGGTATATTGTTTTTGATATCTAAAATGTTGCCGTTAGCGTCGATACACTGGCCCTCAAGATCAGCCGCTTGGCTGGCCGGCAATTTATAGGCATGTATTCGATAGCCGTCGCAACCGATAGCGTAGCCCCTAGTAACAAGCATTTTGTCAAACATATTGCGATCGCATTTTGGATCCGTAGCAATTGCAACCCAAGCCAACGGGTTGTTTTTCACGGGCGTCTTTGGTGTCATTGTTGAATAAAGCAAGGCCAGCTTGTCGCGTAAGTCCGGATCCTCGGTAGCGTTGTAAAGGTCTTCAAGCGTCTGGCCAACGTCTTTCTTGGTGAATTTAAATCTGGAATTTAAATTCTTTAAGTTATAAGCGCGTGTCTGTATGTTCATTTTGTTTTTTCTCCTATTTTAATTAATTAATTTAAATAATAAGCCGCGACAACCATAGCTTCACCAATTGACTGAAAATCGCCGTCGCTATACAATAAGCCAGTCTCATTAAACACTTTAAGCCATACACGGCCGTTGATTTTAGATATTTTTAGCATTGTTTGGATTCCTTTTTAAATTGTTTGAATTCTTGTTTAAATAACTTTTTTGCTTCCGTTAACGTGTAATCAATGTATAATCTTTTGAATAATTGATCTGATCTATCCTCATACTCAAAAATAGAGATATACCCGTTTGCGGTAATGTCTACTATCATTATCTTGTTTCCTCATAGCGTTCACGACAATAATCATCGATACCAAGCCCGTCTAGCGTATAATCGAAAGACACTAGGTCACTACCCTTGCCCGGGCTAACGCTTTTGTTGTACGTATCAATGCATATTTCCCTACCAGAACCCCTGATACACAACCGCGCTCCAGCATACTCAAGCGTTTCGGACAATATGTAGGCTATGTTCGCAACATTGTCAACGTACCATTCAGCGTCATTGCAACCCGTGAACGCGCTTACTAACTCACCAAACGCATTATCATCGCCTTGATCAATGTATCGTGCAAGGCGCGCACAATTATCCATTACAGGGCCTCCAATTTTTCCAATAATTCCTCGGCCATTGATTTTAGATATTTTTAGCATTTTTACCGGATCTCATCTAGCATTGCCAACTCTTCACTACTATACAGCCTACTCAAGTTTTTGAATTCATCATAGACACGTTCATAAAGCTCAAGGCCATGAATAGAGTCCTCATCATATCCGTAATTCCAACAAAACTCCTCATGACGGCCTGGATCAGTTGCCGTTAAGCAAGCCAATATGTCATATTCTGTAGGTTTTTTTCTTTCAAGTGGATAAATGGAACTACTGGCAAGCGATTGTCCAAATTCGAAGCTATATGACTGTTCCCCTTTTGTCATTTTTCTTGTTATCTTTATATAATATATATCCCTTTGTCTTTTATCGCCTTTAAAATAATAATCGTGATCAATCCATTTTATAGACATATCAGTATGAGTCACGTTTAAAAAGTTTCTGGCCATCCAGTCACACTCATCATTCAGCTTTTTGCAATACTCACTATATTTATCCATTCTCATTTACTCCATTTTAAACTATAAAACTACAATAAAACTACAACAAAACCAATAGTATCAACCGTGACCAGTGTCGTCAAATCGAAAAATCTTGATGTATGAAATCGCGCCTAGCGTCGTAATACAAAAATCGCAAAAAATAAAATGATGTATTTTAGCCTATTTTGTGTATTACAAAACCACGCCTAGCGGCTGATATACGTATTACAAAACTACGTGTAATCTTGTAATACGGTATTACAAATTTACGCTTAAGGTTGTATTACAAAAATAGGCTAAAATACATCATTTTATTTTGTATATATTCATTTACACATAAACCTGTAATACACTGTTTTTTATAAATTTTTGTTTTTTTTCAATAATCGTTGTAAAATACACTAAAATAAAAATAAAAATAAATTTTCAAAAAATCACCATAACGTATTTAGTTAGTAGAATATATATATATATAATATAGGTAAATATATATTGTAGTAGGTATTTGTATAGGGGGGGAGAATTTTTGGCTAAATGTCGAATACACTTGGCGGCTTCGGACGCTCTTTAGCTTTGTACCGATCTGCCCGATCTGGAAGCTGTTCGGCTTGTTGTTGTTTTCTACGGCGCTTACACACTGGTATCGGTTGGCCGATGACGCAACAGCTAGTGATATGGCTGATACGATGTTTGTAGGCTTCCAAGGCCTTAATCATTGCTTGGGCTGCTGTCCTCGCTGGCTTCCAAGTCTGGAAGCTGTCGCGGTTCTTGTAGCTGATGCGGATGAGATAGCGATATTCAGCCATATAATCAACATTATATACTATTAGCGTATGTTTTGTTATGCCAACGTGTTAAATGCTCAAAATGATACAGAATTATCGCTCTGATAGCTGTTTAGGTGGTTTAAAGTGGCTGGAAGACGTCTACCCCTTGCGCTTCGGAAGCTGTTGGTCATAGAGAGTGCATGGGACACTGGAATTACTGGCATTACTTGTCATTACAGGCTTTTTTGCAAAACTTTACATAATAAATATTATGCGACATAGGTTAATAATTGCTTTAGTTTACAACGAAAACGAATATCGTACGATGTGGCAAACACCCCCGGGGGGGTCATATATTCGAGGGGGTACCCGCCAAATGACTTGTCGCCATAGCGTTATCTAAACCGCCTCTGAATTTTTTGAGCTTTACGAAAAAGGGTAAAGTTTAAAACGCATCAGTAAGAGTTTAACGAAGCTAGAGGCTTGACGGAGTTTAAAGTGTATGGTACAGTGGGTTTGGTTATGGTAGTGGTGAGAACAAAAACTTTTTTCATTTTTTTCTCTGACACTCTTCTCACTCTCACAAGATTTGGAACTACAACACTTACTGCTGCCATAGCTAAAGCATGAAAGAGAGTAGTAAAAAGATAGATAAGGACGTTATGGCTCGTGTAAAAAAGAAATTTAAGGAGGCGGATAAGGACAATCCACCGGTGGAATTGGTTGCGGATAAGAGTATGCCGGTACAAATACCGGAGCATTATGCGTATACGATGGCTCAGGTTGCTTTTTTAGAGGAGTATAAGAAGACGTTGGACCCGGACAAGGCGGCGAAAGCGGCTGGGGTTGATAAGCGAGTGGCGGCGACGTGGATGAAGAAACCGCATATTGAGGAGGTTGTGGTTAGTATTCATAAGACGTATGTGAAGGCTGTGATGTTGGATGCTAAGATTGCGGCGGGGCAGTTTGAGGAGGTATTGCAGTCGTTGAAGGAGCGGTTTGAGGAGGGGGATTCGAGGGTGTCGGGAGCGTTGGCGAGTATGGTGAGTAATAAGATGAAGTTTACTGGCCACGGTGGTGTGGAAGATGCGGGAGGTAAAACGCAGATAAATATTAATATTGATTTAGGTTCGGTTGGTAAAGAGCAAGGAGAGATTATAGATGTCTAAGATTCAGGTTATTTGTATTGGTTGTGCGAAAGCGAATGGCGGCGTGTTGGATGAGGGTTTTGTTAATCCGCATTTGGTTTTGAGGGAGTGTGATGTTTGTGGCGAGCCGAATCCGGTGGCGAATATTATGGCGTGGAAGAATTTGAACCCGCACGATAAGGAAGCGTATCAGGCGAAGGTTGCCGCGCCCAAGCGCACACGGGCTAAAAAAACAGAAGATGCGAATAAAGAGTAAATTATTTCAGTGGTGGCTGAAGGACAAAAATATACTTGAACTGGTTGCGCGGGAGAAGTGGTTATTCGACAGTCGAATACCCGACCATTTGCGGGACAAAGTGGTATCGGCTAGTGATGACTTTTTAGTCGTACGTGCGGTGGGGGACGCTACAGTGTATCGCATTTACCCAAGGGAGGCCAATGGCACAATATCCCCGTTTGCTAAATTCAAAGAGTTTTACGTAAGGGATACGCTCCTAAGAAGCCCTAAAGATTTTCCGCCAGAAACAATAAAAGAGAAATGGGAGGAGTGGTCTTACCCAAATGAGTTTTACGCTGGGTAGAAATGAAGTTTGAATTAAATTATAAGGCTTCTCCAACGCTTTCGAAGTTTCATAACTCGGACGCTTTTTTCCGAGGGGTGAAAGGGCCGATTGGCTCTGGGAAGTCTGTGGGGATGTGTTTTGAGTTGTTTGTCGTGATGAAGAGCCAAGCGAAGTCAAGAGATGGGATTCGTCGGACTCGGCATATCGTGGTGAGAAATACCGCACCGGAGCTTGAGACGACGACGTTAAAGACTTGGCTGGATTGGTTCCCGGAGGAAGTGTTTGGGAAAGTAAACCGAAAGCCGCCGATCTCGCATCATATTAAGATTGACGATATTGAATCGGAAGTTATCTTTTTGGCACTAGACCGCCCCGAAGACGTTAAAAAATTATTGTCGTTAGAGGCTACAATGATTTGGTTTAATGAAGCTCGGTATATTTTAAAAGAGATTTTAGATGCCGCTACAGGTCGGGTGGGTCGGTATCCGTCGCACCGTGAGAAGCCCGACGGGTTTGAGGGGCAATGGCCGACACGGTTTGGCGTTATAGCGGATACTAACCCGCCCGATGATTCTAGCTGGTGGTACGATATGGCTGAGATTAAGCACCCGGACGGCTGGGTGTTTTTCGATCAACCGTCTGGGCTTAGTGAAAGCGCAGAGAATGTGGAGAATTTGCCGCCTAGTTATTATAACAACATGATGGCGGGTAAGCCACAAGAGTGGATTGATGTGTATGTGCATGGGAAGTATGGGTTTATCCAAGAAGGCAAACCGGTATATGGAGATAATTATGTGGACGCCACGCATTCAAGTGCGGATGTTAAGTATGATTCGCTATTGCCGGTGATTGTTGGGGTGGACTTTGGGCTTACCCCGTCGGCGGTTATTGCTCAGAAAGACCCATTTGGTCGCTGGCGAGTAGTGGACGAGTTTTTAACGCCCGATGGTGAGACGTGGCCGCTCCAAGACTTTGCTAGAAATCTTAATAAATATCTAACCAAGGAATACAAGCAAGCGAATATTGAGTTATGGGGTGACCCGTCTGGCGGCTTTAGGGACCAACAAGGGGTTACTGCGTTTGATCTGTTTAAAAAAGAACAGTTGTTTGTGCGTCCAGCACCATCGAATAAGTTTGAAGTCCGAAGGGAAGCGGTATTGTCGCCACTGTTGCGCTCAAGCAATGGCCTGCCGGGTATTGTGGTAAGTCGGCAAAAAGCCCCAATGGTGCGACGAGGGTTTAACGGTGGGTATCACTATAAGCGGTTGAACGTTGGGGGCGAGGCAAAGTATAAATTAGAGCCAGAAAAAAACCGGTTTAGCCACCCGCACGATGCGTTGCAGTATGCGTTATTAGGCGGTGGCGAGCATAAAACGATGCTAGGTCGAAACGAGAAAATGCAAAAGCCTACAGTCCTTCCCAAGTTTAAAATCTTTTAGTATACTATGGAAATGAAAAAAATTAAATGGTATGTGGTGTTTCGGCGGATTAGTCCTACTAAACACCCGACCATGCGAATTTTAAAAAAGGTTTTAGACCATAACATTCAACACGTATTTGCGTTACGGACGATCAGTCCGCACACGGTGGCAATTGATTATACAGGGTTTAATATAAACACTAAACTATACGAAAATCAAACGGCCGAAGAGGTTTTAGATTTTTATTTTAGCCGCCCAAAGTATTTAGTTGTCGAATATGAAACGACCGAAAAAGACTGTAAGTCGGGGTTTCATATTGGAAATATTATACCGGGGTGTGTTAGTATAGTGAAAATGGCGTTAGGAATAACTAATTATGCGATTACCCCTTACGAATTGTACAGATGGTTAGTGATAAATGGAGGTAAATTATGGGTGGCGGCGGACCAAAATACGACGACTCAGTACAGCGTCAGCAATTAGAAATGCAACAAGAACAGTTGAGACAGCAAGAAGAAGAAAGTCGAGCGCAACGAGAAAAAATTGCGCTTGAAAATACTACCGCTTTATTGGCGTTGCGGCGGGGAACTTTAGGGCGACGGTCGCTGTTGTCCACGTCTGAGCGAGGCGTTGTATGAACGTAAAGGAAAAGTTTTTAGCGACGTTCAAAACACTAGAATCTCGCAAGCAGCAATGGGATTCAACGTATGAAGAAGTGTATGAGTATTGTATGCCGCAACGAAATTTATTTAGCGAAGCGGTTAATGGTGCTAAACGGGATAACGCTCAAGTTGTTTTTGATTCAACCGCAGTAAACGGGACTCAAAAATTTGTGTCGAATATACAGAACGTGTTGGTGCCGCCGATGAAAAAGTGGGCTCGGTTAAAAGCGGGGATGTTTTTGAAAAATGAAGACGGGCAAGACGACCCCAAAGTGCTTAAAGAATTAGAAATTATGGAGAATCGGTTGTTTGATTGTCTTCATGCGTCGGCGTTTGACCAAGCAGTATCCGAAGCGTTATATGACGTAGCGGCTGGGACCGGCGCGTTACTAATACGCCCCGGCACAAATAGGCAACCATTACTGGTAGAAGCGGTACCGATTGCTAAGCTATACATAGCAACAGGGGCCGATAACACTGTGGATACGGTGTTTCGAAAAATGAAAGTACAATACCGAAACATTATGGACACGTGGCCCGATGCAAAAATTCCAAAAGAAATGCAAGAGGCTTATGCACAAAAACCAATGGACGAGTGCGAACTGATCGAGGGGATGTATCCGGCGGAAGTTACGGCAACTTATATGGTCGGAGGAGTGCAAAAAACCGAAAAGGTTATGGGGTTTAAGTATTGTATTTTGGCAACCAAAGGCGATCATTTACTTGTGGAGCGCGACGAGGAGTTTTTACCGTGGGTGGTGTTCCGATGGTCGGTGGTTGCTGGCGAGTGGTATGGCCGGGGGCCGCTTTTGTATGCACTACCCGATATTAAAACGCTTAACAAGTCGATAGAATTTGACTTAAAAGCAGCAGCAATGACCGGGCAGCCGCCGTTGCTTGTTGGTGACGATGGCGTTATGAGTTTAGAGAACATGAAACTGGAACCGGCAATCGCAATACCAGTGTATTGGGATATGGCCGGCCCCAAAATACAATACTTAAATCCACCGCCGTATTCTAATTTACAACGAATTATTGTCGAGGACTTGCGGAAAAACATTAACGAGATGCTATTTACCGACCCGCTAGGCCCGATTGACGCCCCAGTAAAAACTGCTACCGAGCAAACGATTCGCCAGCAGGAATACGCTAATCGATCAGGCTCTTCGTTTGGGCGGCTGTTTCGGGAGCTTGTGGCAAAAACGGTTGACGTGTCGTTAAAATGCTTAGAGAAGGTGATCGACCCAGAGGGCAACCCGATGATAGAGTTAAATATGTTTCGGGTAAATGGGCTTGAGATTGACGTTCAGAGTTTGTCCCCGTTGGCCACGTTGCAAGAAGAGGAAGAAATCTTGAGCCTTATGCGCTATTCAAGGCATATGATGGAGATTAAAGGCCCAGAAATGTTAGAAACGGTTTTAAATACCGCAGAATACGCACGTAAAATTGCCACGCATTTGAGCCTACCGGAGGGCATAGTACCGACCGAGGAGCAATCGGCTCAAATTCAGCAAAATATTATGGCCATGGCGCAAGAGCAATTAAGCCAACAAACGCCACAAGCGGCACCGGAGGTTGGGTAATGATACAGATTCCGTTTAGCGACGAAGAAAAGGCAGTATTACTTCGGCTATTTCGAACCCCAGACGGGCAACAAGCATTACAAATATTGGAAAATAACACGATCGGGAAGCCGGTAATACAAATGGTGCACCCCGATAGCGGGAATACTTTAATGGCAGCAGCACAACGAGAAGGACAGAACAGTGTAGTACGACAACTTAAACGACTTTTAGAGCAGGTAAAAAATAAAGCTAAGGAGGCTAATTAATGTCATTACTTGAAACCCCAACAGAAAGTGTAGAAACCGAAAACGTGCAAGCAGAAAGTGTTGCAACAGAAGCACCGGAAGAAGTTGTTAATGCTGAAACTGAAACTGTGGACTTGCTGGGCGGTAAATATAAAACTGCTGGCGATTTAGCGGCGGCGTATAGCGAACAAAGTAAATACATTGGGGAGTTGCGGAAGAACATTAAAGACGTCGAAGATAAGTATAAAGTACCAGATAATTACGATTTTAATTTTGAAGAGGGCGGGCAATTGGAAAAGTACAAAGGGTTAAGTGAGACCTTGGATTTGCCGTACCTTGCAGACGTTTTTAAGAAAAACGGATTAAATAAAGAGCAAGCCGAAGGGGTGCTTGAAAGTTACCTAGAGTCGATTGAAGCGTCTAAAGTTAAGCCAGAGGACGAGTTGCTAAAGCTTGGGCACCGAAAAGAGCAAGTGCTTGGCGAGCTCAATAATTATAAAAAGGGATTGAACGAAGCCGATCAAAAAATACTGGATAGCATGGCTACGACCGGAGAGGCACTGGATTTTTTACACCGGAATCTAGTTAAAGAAAAGCTAACTATTCCGTCGGGCAACGTATCGGCTGTGTCAAAACAGTCGGCCGAAGAGCTTTTATCAGAAGCTAGAAAGTATCAGAAAGAAAATGGTCATCTGTTTGAGGCTTACCCCGCAAAACAAGAAGAGTATTTAGGCAAAATGCGAAAATACTTTCAAGCGGCGGGCATACCGGTTGACAATTAAAAAAAAGTAAGTTATACTGTTTGTAGTTTTTTTATGGTAACCTTTTTTTAAAGCCCGTAAAAAACTAAAGTTGACCCAAACTTTAAATGGCAGATGAGGCCCGCTAAGTGGCGATAACCCAATTCGACTGTTGTACTAGTTGTTAAGAATTGAGGATAAACCATGTCATATAATATTTTAAACACTATCCAATTCAAAACGTTTGAATCGGATGTTCATCACGAATTTATTGAAGAAGGCGGAACATTAAGAAATACCGTACGAGTTAAAACTACTGGCGGCGAATCGCATCAGTTTCCAATTTACGGAGCGATCCGAATGACTGAGCACTCTGTTGGTACGGAAGTTTTACAGAGTAACCCCCCGGTTTCTAAAGTAACCATCACGATTAAACGATACGCTGGGCGTGTCTCTTGTGATGATTTTCTAAAAAGCGAAGTTAACTACGACGCAATTGCAGAGTTAAAACCAGCAATTACTGGAGCGTGTCGCCGAAAAGAAGACCAGATCATCATTGACGCTTTGGTTGCAGCTTCTCCGTCAAAAACTGTTGCTAAAAACATATCTGGTAGTAACGACAACCTAAACGTTGCGATGATTGCTCAAGCAGCTTTATTGCTTGACGAAGATGGTGTACCGGATGAAGGCCGTTACATTGTTGCGAGCGCACGGGGCAAACACCACTTGACTCAAGAAACCGATGTTAAAACGATTGATACAAGCGCAGTCAAAACTTTGGTGAATGGTAGCATCTCTAGCTTTTACGGCTTTGATTTCAAATTCATTGGCAATAACGGAGCAGAAGGTGGGTTACCTTTGGCGACTAATGACCGAACAAACTTTGCGTATGTGCGAGATGCGATCGGTTACGTCATGAACCGAGACTTCACTATGCGCGTAGAGTATAACGCAAATACTATTTCTGACGAGATTGTTATGTACTTTTCGGCTGAGGCTGGCGTTATCGATGCGTCTGGTTTGGTTAAAATTACTACTGACGAGTCATATGTATAAGGAGGACAGGTAAATGGCATTCGACATTAATTCATTTAAAGCAATCACTCAGTACGGACAGGACACTCCCGATTTGTTCATTTACAGCTCGCCCGATGCGTTGTCTGTAATCCGAGCAGCCGGTTATTTTAATGATCGGTCCGTAAACTTGAAAGTGAACGACATAATTCTTGTTGTGTCTTCAACTGGCGGAACGCCCGTCCACAGCTTCAATGTTGTTAACAGCAACACTGGCGGCGTGGTTGACGTCACTGACGGTTTGGTTATTACGGCTACGGACACTAACTAATAACTATGGCGATTACAGATATTAGCTTATGCACCGCCGCGTTATTATTGATTGGAGCCGACGAGATAACGTCGTTTTCAGATAGTACGCGTGAAGCTAAATTATGTAAATCGCTATATAGCACCACTAGGGATGGCTTGTTACAGAGCCATCCTTGGCGGTTTGCGATTAACCAAGTAGAGCTTAATAAACTAGCGGCTACTCCGCTATATGGTTTCTCGGCCGCTTTTCAATTGCCGACTAACTATTTAAGGCTGATTAAGAAAAACCCACCTACCCTAGATTACGAGATTCATGAGGATAAAATTTATTGTAACGCCACGCAATTGAAAATTACTTATGCGTTTTCGCCGCCCGAGCATAAATTCCCTGCCTACTTTGCGCGTGCGCTTGAGTTTGATCTGGCTCGTTTATTGGCCATTGCGTTACAGGAAGACGCTGATAAAGCAGCGGTATATGGCAATCTATTAAAGCAGCAGTTGATTGACGCTAAGTTAATAGATTCTCAAAACTCAGGGGGCACAGGAACGTCCCCCGGAACGCAGAGCTACCTTGCGGTTAGGGGCTAATGGCTCGTAAAACAAAACTTATAGCGGCGCAGCGATCGTTTGTGGGGGGTGAGATTAACGCCACTTCGATTATGGATATTCGCCGTGAGCGATACGCCGATTCAGCCAAGCAATTGCGCAATGTATACGTGAGCCCCGAAGGGTATGCGTTTAGGCGAGAGGGGCTAGAATACGTGGCGGCAACGACGTCAAACCAAGAAGCTCGCTTGATTAATTTTGAGTTTAACAATATTCAAACTTATCTGTTGGTGTTTACGGCTGGCGAGTTAAAAGTTTATAAAGACGATGTTTTACAAACGACGCTAACAAGCTCGCCGATCTCAACTTTAACCTTGGACCAAATAAAAGAGATGGATTTTACACAATCGGCGGACACCTTGCTTTTGGTACACCCCGATGTTCAGCCGATTCAAATTCAACGCACGTCTCATACAGCATGGACAGCGGCCTATGTTACATTTGAGCACATACCGGTGTATGCGTTTAACGGCGTTACGGTGACTGAACCGGCGACAAACCATTTGACTTTGAGCTCAGCAAGCGGTCGAGACGTAACCGTTACTTCAACGCAAAGTATTTTTAGCGCAGGCAGTGTTAATCAATATGTGATTGGGAAAAAGGGTGGGATTTTATTTATCACTCAATATGTTAGCGCAACTGAAGTTGTTGGAGACGTGCACGTTGACTTTCCCGATACGTCGATTAATGGCGGGGATTGGGAGTACGAATCTGGTTATGAGCCGGCGTGGAGCGCAAGTCGTGGGTGGCCAGCGAGTTTAACGTTTTATCAATCTCGGTTGTGGTTTGGCGGAAGCAAGGCGCGTCCGCAAACGCTATGGGGCTCGAAGGTTAGTTACTTTTATAATTTTGATATTAATGGCAGTAACGCCGCCGACGCAATTGATGTGACTCTGGATAGCGACGAGCTTAATGCAATTCAACGAATATACCCCGGGCGCACGTTTCAGATTTTTACAACGGCGGGAGAGTATTATGTGCCCAACCGTGAGACTGAACCAATTACGCCCGAAAACATTTCAGTCTTGCCGGCTACTGGCCACGGAGCTAGTGCAGTTACGCCGGTGTCGGTTGACGGTGCCACGATATTTGTGCAGAACAATGGCCGTGTTATTCGAGAGTTTTTATACAACGACGTGGAGAAAAGTTACAACGCCGCCAACGTGTCGTTGTATTCGTCGCATTTAATTAAGGCGTCTCGCAGTTTAGTAGTGCGAAAAGCGACCAGTACGGTCCCGGCTGATTTTGTGTACTTATTGAATACCGACGGGACGATTGCCGTGTTTAGCGCATTGCGTTCTGTTGGACTGGCCGCATGGAGTTTGTTTACGACTGAGGGTGAATTTGAGGACATTACCGTTGTGGACGAAACAGTTTATGTAATTGTTAAACGGACAATCAATGGAAGTACGGTACGCTATATTGAGAAGTTTAACGAAGCTGCGTATATGGACGCTTCCAAACTTTCAACGAGCGGCTCGCCTACAGATACGTGGACGGGCTATGGCCATTTGGACGGTGAGACGGTCAAGGTCCGGGGCGACGATTACATATTGCAAAATGTTACGGTGGCGAGTGGGAATTTTACAAGCTCCCAAAAAGTTAGTGCGATTGAAGCGGGCATTAATTTTTCGGCGAGTATAGAGACGTTGCCTGTGGACGTGGACCTTGGCGGTTATTCAATGGCGGGCCAATATCGGCGGCTTGTTAGTGCTCAGATTCGGCTACACAATTCTCGAAACATTCAGGTGCAATTTTTGAATAATACTTATGAGCCGGCGTTTCGGCAATTCGGAGATTTATTCGACTCACCTATCCAAACGTTTTCCGGGTACAAAAAAGTGTATCTAAACGGTGTCGATCGAGAACCAACAATCACCATTACGCAAACAGAACCGTTGGAGTTTATTGTCTTAGGTGTACTAATTGAGGTAAAATAGGAGTAATCATGGCAATACCATTTGTAGCAATTATCGCAGCAGTTTCAGCATATTCGGCGTATAGCCAGTCGCAAGCGCAAGCAAACATGGCTCAGTTTCAAAAACGACAATCTGAATTGCAAGCAAAACAGCTTGAGCTTCAAATGCAAGCTGAGCGAACGCAAGCGGCGGAGGACGAGTTACAACGGCAGCAACAGCTTCGGGCGGTTATGTCGGCGCAACAAGCGGCGTTTGGCTCAGCCGGGGTATCTGGTCGGTCGTTTGAGGCTATTCAAACCGAAGACGTTAGTAAGGTGGCCAGAGCCGATCGCTTGGGTAAATTGTTTACGTCCACCCGAGAGCTTGGGTTGCGAACAAGCATTGCCCAAGAACGAGCTCAAGCTCGACAATATGGTTACGCCGCAGGACAAGCTCGACAAGGCGGATTGCTTGGGGCTCCGTTGGCGGGGCTTACGTCGTATTATTCAATGCGAGGGGGTCGATGAGCTTAGCATCTCGAACACCACGGTATGGAGGCCAGGGCGTGTCGTTACGTTCGGCTCCGGTTCAGGCTCCGTCGGTCACACCGGCTGGGATTGCTGGGGCGGCACAAGCGCAACAGCGTGTACTTGGACTGGCCAGTTCAACACTGGTGGCGTTTCAGCGACAAAATCTTATCGCCCAACAAGCCACTGCCGATCTGTATTATACGTCGGCGGCTTCTGCGGTTCAAACAAAGGTTTCCCGAATTTTTGATGAAAACCCAAACCCAGACAAGGCCCAAGGTTTAGCAACGGCGTATGTGGACACGCTAGTTAGCGAAGCTCCCGAGCAATACAGGGATAAGCTATCGGTATTGAGCAACGGGATTATTAATCAACGGCTGGTTAAATCTCGTGAGGCGTTTAGTAACAATTTACAATTAGATCAACAAAAAGCAAATGAGAGCCATCATGAACAGCTTGTTGAAAGTTTAAAAAATATCGACGTGTCTACGCCGGAAGGGCAACAACTAACTGCAATTTATTTAGAGGAGCTTGAAGACAGTCGGGAGCGTCGGCTACAAAGTGAGGTGTTGCGAAAGGGGTATCAAACGCCCGAGCAGGTTGCGTTACTAGATCGGAAGTATGCAGTGGAACGCACGGCAGAAATTGAGAGTATTCAGGTGTCCCAGCTTACTACGTATGCGATTGGGCAAGACGATATGATTGGCTTCATGGCTGCAGTACAAACCGGTGACACAGGCATTGAAGCGTTTGATACGTTACCCGACGACGTAAAATTAAAAGCCGCGGAAAGAGTGAAACAAGCGTTTAACACACAATTACAGGCAGAAAACTATGCGGAGAAGCAACAAGAACAGCAACGCGTTGAGCAACAGCTTGTACGTGGCGAACAGCTGATAAGTATGGATTCTAGCGATCCTAATTTTGGGGCAGCTGCAGAAGCGTTTGTGGCTACTGGTAAAACGTATCAGGAGCGAAAACAATTAAGAGAGTTTAGCCAAAGTCTTCAAAACCAAGCGACGGAGACGGATCCGTTACTTAAACGAAACTTGGCGCTTCGGGTTTACCAAGGCGATGGCCAAGTTGTTAAACAGGAAATTTTAAGGGGGGAGTACCCCGCTGGGTTGAGCTCGGGCGATTTGACGTATGTCATGAATACAATAAAACAGCAAGAAAATGAGTTTTTTCAGTCACCGGCGATGAATAGCATTAAAGAGCGGATGTACGCAATTGTCGGTGGCAAGCCGCTTGATGTGTTTGCGGCGTTTGCGGCGGCCTCAACGGGGCAAATTACAGAACGAGAAGCCAATGCCGATGAGCTAATTGCTACCCAGATGGAAGCTATGGCAGACGCTTACAAGCGTGGCGAGATAAAAACGACGCTTGAGTTAAAGCAATACGCTGAGCAAAACGTGTATCCAGCACTTCGAGAAGCCATGGAGGGGCCGGAGGCAGCCGAAAACGGGGGGGATAAAACTGTAGAAATGTTAGATAAACAATTTATGGAAGGTGAAATCACCATTAAAGAATACCAAGCACAGTTAGAGGAGATACTCAATGCAAGTGAATGATTTAGAAGAGCAACAAGATAAAACTAACCAAGCGGGTATAGCAGCCGGATTAGAAGTTCTTACTGATAAAGAGGAGGCGCAAGCGGCTCGATTAGCACAGCTAGAGCAAATAAAAGATAATATTAAAGCGCGAGTTCAAGAGCGGGTTCGTCGTACAAAAAAAATTAAAGCCGCGCTTGAAGCGACCCCGGAGGAAATTATGGGGGCGAGTCCAGATCAAGTCAGTCTTCTTCTTGACTTACCTAAAGGGGCGGTCGCCAGCGTGTTAACCACTGTCGAGTCTTTAAAAGACTTAGCTTTTAATGTAGTAGAGGGGGTAACTCAACGGTCACTAGATGTGGAGAGGGACAGGTATAGTGTTAAGGACTTTATACCAAAAACATCAACTGATAGGCCCCCAGACCCAGAAAAGCTAAAAGCAATAGGCACGCAAGGAGCAGACGTGTCGAAGGGGGTGGCATCAGGTGCGTTAAAAGCCGTTGAGTCAGCAAAAAATTTAGGGTTTGACGTAGCCGATGTCGTTTTAGGTCCGGGGGCGGATGAAATCTTAGATAACTTACGGGAACGCCTCAGCGTTGAGGGGCTTATCTCTGAGCCTAAAACAGCGGCTGGAAAAGTTGCGGAGGCTATCACACAGTTTGCAACAGCGTTTTTACCTATCAGTCAGGCATCCCGTGCGACGGGGGTTGCTAAAGCAGCAGCCAAAGTACCGAAGGGTATAAAAGTCGCAGCGCAAGAGGCAGCCGCAACGTTTATAGGATTTGAGGAGCGAATGGCCTTAACCGAAAATTTAGTTAAGGCAGTAGATCCCGAGCTGGCTAAAAAATTACCGGCGTATTTAAAAGAAGACGCAGAGGGCTCGCCGTTTGAGACACGTTTGGTTAATGCGTTCGAGGCCTTCGGTTTTGGGCTCCCTGTCAATTTTGTACTCAAAGGCCTTCGGTCCGTGCGCGACATGGCTCGAGTAAACCAAGCTCGAAAAAGTGTAGATACTGTAGTTACGCCGGTTCAAAAAACTATGAAGCGAGTTAGGCAAAAAGTAGAAAACGCACAAAAACAAGCTCCGTTACCGTCCGTAGGTGGTCGGCTAAAAGAGGCGATTACAGAGCCAGCAAAAGAAAAAAAGACCCGGCAGGAGCTTATCGAGGCTTCTAAGATATTGGGGATAACTGTTGACGATTTAAGATCGCGAGACGCGTATAAAGCAGTTAAGCAGTTAAAAGTTGATGAACATTCGGCTGCCGTTATGGTGGTTCAAGACGTTCAGCACGAAGCGTTAGCACAGCCGTTTGCAACATTGTCCGCGCTTGTTGACGCGGGGGATATTAAAGCGGCGAGGGCGGTAAGAGAGTTAGCAGATGATTACTCTCAGATTGGCCTAGCATCGCAAGATACCGCTGGCGAGTTTGCGCGCGCTATGCAGATTCGAACAAACAAACCGAGTGTGCGGTTTTTTAACTCGTTGCAAGAAAGCGTGGCGACCGGCAAACTAGAACTTGATGACGAGATAACGCTTGCAAAATCTATCATTAAACTGTACGAGTTGGATGGGGATGTCGCAGGGTACATGAAAGGGACTAGGAAAGATATCCGTAAAAAGGTAAAAAACATAAACGACGTTATTGCTCGCCGATTTAAAAGTTTTCTACTATCATCGCCAGTGTCTATGGCCCGGGATGTGACATCAGATATGTATCGGCATACGTGGGAAGTGGCGGACCGGTTTGCTGGGGCTACAGTAAGTTCGGCGCGACGCGGGGCCAAAGCAGCAAAAACGATTAAGCAAGAAAAAGGCTGGGCGGGATTCGTTGACGAGGCGTATCGCAACGGCGTGTTTCGACAAGCGACTGAGGCAACGGATATTACGTTTACTGAGGCCAAGGCGTTATCGGCCGGATACGCCGAGTATTGGAAACAAGTCATCGTTGGCACCGGCAAGATTGCAAAATTAAATGCTAAAAAAGCCAAAGAGGCTGCCGCAGAAACCGGAAAGATTAGCGCAATCAAGACTGGAGTTCGAGGGTTTTTAGATGACATGGCGGAAAAAGCAAAATCAGTTCGTTTGGATTCAAGTACAAAATTAAATGTTCAAGAGACCGACGTTAAAATTGCAGATTTAGCGGGGCGGCCAGACAACGTGGCCTTACGTGCGCTAGACTACGCAACGTCGGCAATGGAGCCGGTACTGGGTTTTTACCGCAACAAGGACCATGTGGGGCAAGCAATTGTGTTTCGTGCAGAGCTTAAGGCGCGAGCTATCTCTAGAGCGACAAACGAAGGGCTAACGGGAGAAGCGTTTAATGCTCGAGTAAAAGAGCTAACAACTGATATTTGGGAACAAGAAAACTTGAAAGACTTTTTAGACACAAAAAAGTTAAGCTCGCTAAAAAATAAAACATTAGCGCAACAAGTTACCGCTGGCCGACAAGCACGAGCCGAAGCTAAAAGAGTCAGTTTAACGGAAGACCTCACGGGCGTTGGTAAAGCCGCCGAGTCGTTAGTTCGCAACATACCGGGTGGCGACTTGCTTTTTCCGTTTGTAAAAACTACATATCACTTGACCAAGTACGAATTGGCAAAATCGCCACTAAGTTTGTTAAATGTTCGAGGCACTTCGCTAACCCAACAAGCATTACGCAGCGGAGCCGGCCGTGAGCGGGATTTAGCCATTGGCCGAATGTCTATAGCTACGGGCGCGCAAGTATTGGCCTTTAAGGTGGCGTATGATGGCTTAACTCGCGGGTCGGTCATAAAAGATCCGGGCCAACGGGCTACTTTAGACAATGCGGGTATGTTTGAAAACTCGATGCGCATTGGCAATACGGTTATTGGCTTAAACGATTTTAGCCCATTGAGCGCGCCGTTTATCCGAGCGGCCAATGTGGTGGAGTTGTTTCACTACATGGACGGCGATACTATTGAAGACGACATTGCCGAAGATATTACTAACTATATAGCTGCGGGTATGCTTGGGACTGCCGATCAGATTATGAGTTCAAACTTCACGGGGCAATTGGGCGATCTATTTAACGTTTTGACGGAGCAGGACGAGTATGGGTTGAAGCGAACCGGTAAGAGTTTAGTTACAGGTTTGACTGTCCCGGGCGCAGTAGCTTGGACGTCTCGGTTTTTTGAAGACAATAAAAAACAAACCGATACGTTGTGGGAAAGTATACTGGCTCGATTAAATTTAGGCGAGGACAAACTTGATAAATTTGGCCGGCCGATTCCAAGGCGTTCGACAGCGGTGGGTAATATAATCCCGATTTCAATCACGCAATATGGCGCAAACGACAAACTGGCCATTGAGGAGTTAAACAACGGTACTATTATTCGTAAGCCGAGTCGTCGGGTACCCACCCCGGTAGGACAAGCGCGTTTAAATGCCGACGAATACAACCGATTACTAGAGTTGATGGGCGAGTTAGGGACGTATGACAAAATGTTAAAATTGACTGAGTCGCCCTTCTACCAGTCGTTGCCAGCTATACCGGCTAAAGAGATGGAAAAGATTGGGAAACCAACGGCGACCCGCGGCGGAGCCTTGCGAAAACTGTATCAGACAGATGTGAAACTGGCACAGGATCAGCTATTACTTGAATACCCAGAGATTACGGCTCGGGCAGTGTCGGATAAAAAAGAATACTTTGTCGAAGGCAAAGAAGCACCCGTAACTCGGTTTGCACCGAATGAGAAATGATATTATACTATAGGAGATAGACCATGGCAAACGTACCCGTAAACGACATAGACCCCATTAATCAGTATGTAGCGACAGCAAGCCAAACAGACTTTGTATTTACATACGTAATTTATGAGACGTCCGATATTAAAGTGTATTTAAATGACGTACTGAAAACTGAGATTACCGATTATACCGTGAAAAAAGCCGACGGGTCAAGCATTACATCGGACGATCTGGCGGATGGCCTAGCTGGTGGCAAGGTGGTTTTTACTTCGGGGCTGACGCTCGATGACAATGTTACGCTTTCCCGAGACATACCCGTGGCTCGAACCACTGGTTTTACTCAATCCGGGGCGTTTGAGTCGGATGCTATGAATTTAGCGTTAAACAAAAGCATAGCCATTCAGCAACAATTGGAGCGTGATTTAAACCGGACGATTCGTCAATCTCCATCGGACACTGGGGCTACTCCGGTTGAGCTTCCTCCGCTTAATGAGCGCAAGGGAAAATATCTGTTTTTTAACAATACCACGGGCGTACCCAGCGTAGCCGATGGGGCGTCGGTTGGGGGCTATGCAGTATCAACGTTTGGGCAGGGCCTTATTGACGATGCCGACGCAGCCGAAGCTCAAACAACTTTAGGTATTAGCTCGTTTGCACAAACGCTTTTGGACGATGCGGACGCTGCAACCGCGTTAATAACGTTGGGCGCGCTTTCTTCGACTTTACTTTCGACTAAAGGGGATTTTTTGTACAACAATGGTACGTCTGTTACTCGATTGCCAGTTGGTAATCAATACGACATGCTTGGCGTGGGGGCGAGTTCTACTGTCCAGTGGGGGCAAAACCCACAACGGCGAGTTGTTGCGTTACCGAATACGGATGGTGCAGCTAGTGATGGTGGGTATCGATCTGGGGGTGTCATTTTAGACGATAATACTTTGCGGTGCTGGGGCGATGCAGTTTATGGGAACCTTGGGAAAGGCAGTTATCTTGATGATTCCACATTTATGATTCAACCAGCTTTCCCACTTGGGACAACCGGAACGCCGATTAAATGGGAACGACAGGGGCGTGATAATATCGTACTTATGGATAATGGAGAGGTATGGGCGTGGGGGTATAACAGCTACGGCCAATTGGGAGTAGGTAATACTTCCAATGTTTTGGTGCCAACAAAAGTGACCGCTTTAAATGGTGTCAATATAGTTGATGTTCAGTTGTCTAAAGGATATTATTACCTCGGTAGATACCACACTTTGTTTTTAGCCGATGATGGCAGTTTGTATGCGTGTGGGTTTAATGGAGAGGGACAATTAGGTATAGGCAATACTACTAACCAATCGATACCACAACTATTATCAAAAAGCGATTGGGTTAAAGTTTATGCTATGGGAGAGTATGGGGGTTTTTCAGCCGGAATTGACACATCCGGCGATTTGTACATGTGGGGGTATAACGCCCGAGGTCAATTAGGAATTGGAAGTACAACAGATCAATCAACACCTCAATTAGTCAATGCGTTTGGGGGAGTGACGGTTTCTAAGTTTTCAGGAGCGCATGGATTTAATACCGGGTTTACTGGAACTTACGGTGCATCCATGTGTTTATTATCTACAGGGGCAGTCTATACTTGGGGGTACAACGGAGCTGGAAATTTAGGGACTGGAAACACAACTCAATACAACACACCGCAGCATATTAGTGGATTAGGGACAGATAATCAAGACATATTGATGGCTCATGGCGACTATGGTGTGTCTTACGTCATTAAAGACGATCAGAGCATCGTTGCTAGTGGGTATAATTTATACGGCCAACTAGGTGATGGCACAACTACTGTGAGAACCACGCACCAAACAATTCCGAACAGTTTGCGATCTGGCCGTACTATAACGCAGTTAAAAACTCTAGGGTCACTAACCAACACATCGACAGTTATCCTATACGATGACGGCTATATCCAAGCGTGTGGCTATAATGATAACGGAAACTATGGAATTGGGACTGACCTTGCAACCAATACTAGTTTGCAACCAGTTCTTGGATTTATGAAGCATAAACCTGTTAAATTGTGTTCGATTGGCCGAGGTTCAGAAACATCTTTAGGCGTGCTAACGGAAGAAGGTGTGTATTATCAAGCTGGCTATGGGGGTGCCTACCAGTTACCGATTTATCGAGAGGGGGTATCTAATAGAAGTATTTCTACAATGCAACCGTTTTACTTTAGTTAGGAGGCCACATGTACGTTTACAGAATAATTAACTTGCAGAATATTGTTGAGCCAGAGATCACTGGTGACAAGACATATTTTTATATCGACAACCAATATGTTGTCTCTGCCAACCAAGACATTGGCGGTGATAACGCTGTTGAGCTTTTAGATTTGACAGACGAATTAAAACAAGAGTTGTATGCCTTAAATCCAATTACTGAGTTTTCAACAGTTTTGGAAAAACAGTTTTTTCGAAGCCAGTTAATCCAACACCACGTAATGTGTATTAAAGACCAAGCACACATTCGTATTACGGCGATTTATCCGATCACAAAGCAGCTTAACTTAATTTACGAGCAAGCGAACAACCTAGCCGAGTACACGACCATGGTTGCGTTTATTGAAAAGATTCGTACTAAGTCAAACGAGTTGGAAGCAAAAATCGCCAAGTATACTATTAAGCAGTTAGAAACATTTAACTGCGCCGATGACAAACACTGGACTGATTAATGGCTCACTACTCTCGGGACATCATACAAACCTTTACTACCGAGACGGGGCAACAACCGCTAATTTATTTGCAAGGTAACGCTAGAGCCACGGTGCGTATTGAGGGTGGGTCGTCGTCAGATAACATAAACTTGGAAGCGGTATTGGTTTCAACAAACCCACAGATTCGGGACACTATTGCGACCAACGTGTTAGCAGGCGTTAGCGGAAACGTGTGGATTAAAGCAACGTCGGCTCCGTTGGTGGCGTTAGGTATTAATATTATCACCAATGCCTCAACAAGCATAACATTTAGTATACGAGTTTCGGAGGTAGTATAATGCTGGAGGACTTATTTGTTGGCGCAGACTCCCCGATCAAGGGGCAAGTGGACACGTTTGCGCAGTTACCGGCTACTGCGGAGCTTGGCGATCTATTTGTTGTCAAAACAACCACAGGCGTTATAGGCGTTAACCGGAAGATAAAAGGCCTTTATCGGTGGGACGGTGCGGCGTGGGTGTTTGCGGACGGTATCGAAGCCAACAAGGTAATCTATAATAATGCGGATTCGTCGCTAACCTCTGGCACCGTGAAAGCGGCCATTGACGAATTGGATACTAAACGTCAAGACGCTACGAATCTCACAAGCGGTACGCTCCCGGAAGCTCGCCTACCTACCATAGACGCCGACAATACAACGGTCAGCAACTTAGAAGTTGATAATCTAAAACCGGGGGTATTAGACACAGACTTAACATCCGTAAGCGCAAACGACGATACGTTAGCTAGTGCTAAAGCAATTAAGTCGTATGTAGACGCTAATGCTGGGGGCGTGGACCCAAGAGACTCATTTACTCAAAATAGCGGGCAGTATATAGCAACAGAGGGTATCCGAGCTAGGGATATTGGTGGAGTAGCATTGCTTAACGATTCTGGAACTGGGGGTGTCTCAGTAGCCGATAACGGCGATGTAGATATTATTAGTGGAACCTTTACAGCGAGTGAAATAAAAGCTAAAAATGTAAATGGCTTGAAACTGTATGATGACGGGGGGAGCGGAGTTTTTGTTGCTGATGGCGGAAAAGTGGGTATTGGCAATAATAATCCGGTTCAAAAGTTGTCCGTTGGCCCCAGTTTGGGGACAAGTATACAAGCCTTTGGGCTTGGAGTAGAGGGTGGAATTGTAACTGGAACGGAAGATTATAATAATGTCATCGGCTTACAAAATTATGGCACAGGATCAAAACTTTTTTCTTACAACTACGGTAGTAGCGCGGGAACGCCAATATATATTCAGCCAGATAATGCAAATGTTTATCTAGCAAGAAATGGGGGGAATGTTAGTATTGGGAATGACACACCGAGCGAAAGACTAGATGTGTCAGGTAACGCAACAATAAGCGGTAAACTGGGCATTGGAAAGGTTGCAACAGACACTACTATTTTAGATATGGAACGATCTGAAAAGGGTGGGGGGGGCTTATCCATTCGGCTAAAAAACACCAACACCGACACATCAAACAACGGTAGGAGTCACGCATCCCTTGTCTTAGAGGGCAACAATGGAGCTGTTGTAGCCCAATATTATGCGGACGGTTTTGGTGGAACGGCTTATCTGAGAACATATACTAACCATCCAATATCAATCGGAACAAACGCAACAGAGCGAATGAGAATTGAGAATGATGGTAAAGTTAAGATTAATGACAGCCTGGGTATAGGAATGAGTCCGACACAGTATGCTGCTTTGGACATGGAGAAGTCCGTTAGTTCAGGGTCGGGGGCACAAATTAATTTAAAAAACACAGCAAGTGGAAACAGCTATGCAGTTTTGAATCTGTATGGAAACAATGGCGGGGTTTTAGGTCAGTTTTATGCTGGTGGTGGCACGGCAGTTTTAAGAACATACACTAACCACGGTTTGGTTTTTGGAACAAATGGTTCTGAAAAAATGAGACTAACCAACAGTGGAAATTTTGGTATCGGAACAAATAGTCCGTCACAAAAATTACACGTAAACGGAAATGCTATTGTTAGTGGGTCATTGTCTAAGGGGTCAGGGTCGTTTGATATTGCACACCCAGACCCACAAAAGAAAGACACACACCGATTACGACATTACTTTGTGGAAACTCCAAGTGCCGGCGGGAATATCTATAAGTATCAGCTTGATTGTAAGGAAGGCGATAATTATATTGACTTACCCGATTATTTTGAACATTTGAACCAAGATAGTTTAGTATGGGTAAATCCATTTAAACATTTTGGAAGGGCATGGGGTGAAGTGATTGACGGCGGCAAACGTGCAAAAGTAGTGTGTGAGCAATCCGGCACCTACAATGTTTTAATTTTTGGCGATCGGAAAGACAAATTAGCAGTAGACGAATTTACCAAATACGGTGTAGAATATAAGGTGGACAGCACCAAGGAGCAAACAATCAATGACAATTAAAGACATAAAAGACAATCAAGAATTATTAAACGCTTATAACAATATGTTAACGGCGCAGGATGCGCTAAATAATATCGAAATTCAACACAAAGCTCAGGTAATCACCTTAAAAGAAAATTTAAAAAACGCAATTGCGTCACTTATGGCTAACCCACACTACCTAGACGTAGCGGACGAAGGCGAAAAAACCGAAATACAAACACTACTGGATTCATTAAGTTAGCATAAAAATAGGCAACTTAAAATAGACAAAAACTGGTTTTTTATGCAATACTACAAACTGTGTGGACAATTACGACAAGAAAAAACTGGACGACATATCAGACCGATTGCGAACGGTTGAGGTAAAAGTAGCTGAAATGTCTAAAGAGTTAGCTTATAAAAGCCAAGTGTTAGACGAACATCGAAAAGATGTCCGCACAATTATTTTGCGAATTAATGCAACTTTTATTACTGGATTACTGAGCGTTATCGCTGCGCTTTTAAGCGCACTATATTATAAATAAGGAGATATTCATGACTAAATTTTTCAAAACATTATACCAAGTTTTACTAGCCGCCTCCGGGGCGGGCTCGCTGGGGGTTAGTGTGACCTACCTAGACGACCCTCAAGGACTTGCACTAGCCATTACGGGCGGAGCGGCTATTGCCTCAACTGTGTCCTCAGCGGTTAAAGATAAAAACTTTAAACTGCTAATGAACTTAGTAAATCTTATTGCGTGCAACTTTAATAAAGCACAGAATGACCCCTTTACTAACTCTTAATCGAGAGATAGAAAGCAATCGGGGGATACTAGGGACGATACACACTTCGGACGGTGACGAGGTGTGTAAGACTTTAGAACTCCCGTGGCAACGTAATGCCCGAAACGTGTCGTGCATCCCGTGTGGGGAATACAACGTGACCAATTATACCAGCTTGAAATATCCCGAAGCGTTTGTTGTGTTAAGTGTTCCGGGGCGATCGGGCATACTTATTCATGCGGGTAATTTCATATCGGATATTGAAGGGTGTATTTTAGTCGGCAAAGAATGGGAGTTTATGGGGCACCCCCGGCAATTGGCGGTGTCGTATTCTAAAAACACACTGAATCGATTACTAGCGACATACCCTACAGGGTTTAAATTGGAGATCGTTTAATAATGAAAAAAATATTCTATTTAATTGGTGCAATTCTATTGGCGGTGTTTGGGATTACCCCTTTGGCGGTATCTGAGTCTACGCAGCTAGAGGTTTTGAAGGTAACCAAGGTTCATGACGGGGATACGTTTAAAGTAAATTTAAACTGCGATTTAGATTTATTTTGTAAAGATATACCTATCCGCCCCACTGGATACGACGCGGTTGAGTTAACGAGTGCCGAGAATAAAGCCGACGCCATAGCTGCTCGGGAGCAATTAAGGGACTTATTAATTAACGCCCAGCGTATTGAATTAAGAAACGTTAAGCGAGGAAAGTATTTTAGGCTAGTGGCTGACGTCTATATAGACAACATAAAGCTCAGTGACATTATGCTTGACACTGGCTTAGTTAAGCCCTACGACAAATAATCTAGTCCGTAGTACAAGATAGAGATGGCGTCGGCTTCGTTGTCGTCTTCTGGGTAATGGCCTAGTTTCCGCACACTATCCATAACTTTCTCTTTACCGGCGGAGCCGGTGCCCGTGATAAACTTCTTGATCGTTTTGACGCCCACGCCTTTATACGAGATACCATGTTCTAAACAAAAACAAGTTAACACCGTTTTGTAGCCGCCATACATGTGGGCGGCGTCGGGAGCTTGGGATTGCCTCACCTCTTCATAGAACACTTGTACCGTACTGAGGTCTGCGTCCTTAAACCGTTTGGTTATTAGCTCTTGTAGGCTTTTACGAAACGTAATAAACCGTTGGTCGTAAGAGTCGAACCGACTGGGGGCTAGTTTAAACACCCCAGAATACGTACGGTTATTGTGTTTAATAGCCCACCCGCAAGTGGTTCCTAGATCAAGTGCGATAATAGATTGTTTGTTTGTCATAGTAAATTGTAAGGCCCAATCAAATGCTTAAGTAATTATTTTTTTGTTAATTGGTATTGGGCCCGTGGTACACATTCGATAGGATATTTTATCAAGGCATAGACAGCATAGCTATCAAATGCGTACTTATAGTATACCTCAAATCCTCATAAAAATCTATCTCGCATAACACGTCGTCTTCTTTTTAACGAATCAACTTCAACTTCTAAGTCGCACAGTGCATTTATGTCGTCGCGTATTCTATCTAAGCCGTCCGTTTCCCAAACGGCGAGACCAGTCCTCTCGAACCATGTCGTTCCTTTGCGGTCACCTAAGGTACCATCGGGTTGGCGGCCGTAAATAAAGCAACGAATGGCATCATTATAATTATCGTAGTACCACTCAATTACAAAATACTTATCTGTAACAGCGACTAAGTCTTTTTGTAGCTCTGTTGGCACGTTGTACTTTTTTATCAACTTTTTTATCAACTTCTTTTTTCTAA